GCGAACGATGTATACTTACGCTGACGGCGGGGCGGCAATCCTGGACGGCATGTATGAGGACGATCCCTCTCTCGGACTCATGCCCGGTACCCTCCCCCCCTCTCCCGGCGCAGAAACCGCTCTGGGTAGCCCCGCCGCAGCACCTACTTCTCCGATTGAAGATCTTGACCCGGCCACTGTGGCCATCGCCGCTTTTGAGGTGGTGACCGAGTATGCCCCTTTGGTGCCAGACGAGGTGCTGGAGCAGACTCTGATGGTGCTGGCCGATGAGGCCGAGCGCCGCTCGGAAGTTGGAATGGCGCCGCCGATGGGGATGGATCAGATGGGGATGGATCAGATGGGGATGGATCAGATGGGCATGGCCCCTCCAATGGATCAGATGGGCATGATGCCGCCGATGGGGATGGAGCCTCCGATGGCTCCGATGGGGATGGAGCCTCCCATGCCTGCGATGGGGATTGAGGGGCTGGTCTGATGTCTACCCGAAGGGAGGATCGGCTTCCTCGGATGATCGAGCGTCGTAACGCCCAGCCGGATTGGGAGGAGGCAGCTCTTCTTGAAGACATGAATATTGAGATCATCCCGGACAGCGAGGAGACGCTGCTGGTCGACGAGGTGTTGCCAAGCCAGATGTTTCCTCGCGTCATGGAGGAGGCCAGCGCCGAAGTGCTCATCACCGAAGAGGAAGATGGGGCGGTGGTGGTGGACTTTGACCCGCAGGAAGAGGTTGAGGTTATTGATACCGACAACCTGGCCGAGGCGCTGGACGGCGACATCCTTGCCGCGATTGCCTCTGACCTGATTGACCAGTTCAAGGAAAACAACGACTCTCGCAGGGACTGGCTGGAGGCCTTCGACAAGGGCATCGACCTGCTGGGGTTCAAGTACGAGGACCGTAACCAGCCGTTTGAAGGCGCCTCGGGCGTCACGCATCCGATTCTGGCAGAGGCTGCCTACCAGTTCCAGGCGCAAGCCTACAACGAAATTCTGCCTGCCAAGGGTCCGGTGAGGACCACGGTGGTGGGCGAGCGCACCCGCGCCAAGGAAGATCAGGCGATTCGGGTCCGTGAGTACATGAATTACTACATCACGGATCGGATGGAGGAGTATGACTCCGAGACCGATCAGATGCTTTTCTACCTGCCGTTGCAGGGGTCTACGTTCAAGAAGATGTGGTTCGACCAGACGCTGGACCGGGTGGTGTGCCGATTCATTCCGGCCAAGGACCTGGTAGTACCTTTCGGGGCCAGTGATCTTGAGTCTGCCGGAAACGTCACCCAGCGGATCAGAATGCCGCTGAACGAGGTGCGAAAGCTCCAGGTCGCTGGATTCTACCGCGATGTGCCGGTAGTGGAGACCCACAACGAAAACGATTCCTCCACGATGGCGCTGGAGCAGGCCACGGGCGAGGTGGCACCGTCTGCCGGTCAGTCCGACGAGGTGGTGCTCTACGAGTGTCATGTCGATTATGACATATCGGGGTTTGAGGATACCGACGAGGAAGGAGAGCCGACCGGCATCAAGCTGCCCTACATCATCACGGTGGCCTCCGAGACCATGCAGGTGCTTTCCATCCGGCCCAACTACGACCCGGAAGACCCGCTGCGACGCAAGATCAACTACTTCGTGCATTACCGGTTCCTGCCGGGGCTGGGCTTCTACGGGGTGGGCATGATTCACGCCATCGGCGGGCTGTCGCGCACGGCCACGGCGGCGCTGCGGCAGTTGATTGATGCAGGTACGCTGTCCAACCTGCCTGCGGGGTTCAAGCTGCGTAACCTGCGGGTTGCCTCCAGCGACGAGCCGATCCAGCCGGGGGAGTGGCGCGATGTTGATGCGCCGGATGGTACGTTGCAGGGGGCGCTGTATCCGCTGCCTTACAAGGAGCCGAGCCAGACGCTGTTTCTGCTGCTTGGGTTCGTGGTCGAGGCCGCACAGCGGTTTGCGGCCATCACCGACATGAAGGTGGGCGACAACGACCAGCAGTTGGCACATGGCACGGTGATTGCGCTGCTGGAGCAGGGCACCCGTGTGATGTCTGCCATTCACAAGCGGATGCACGCGGCGATGCGCAAGGAGTTCAAGATCATGCGCCGCCTGATCCGGGACTATCTGGCCGAGGACGGCTATCCTTACGAGGTCGAGGGGGCGTCGCGGGAGATCAAGCGCGAGGACTTCAACGACTCCGTGGGCGTGCTTCCGGTCAGTGATCCGAACATCTTCTCCTCTACACAGAGGATCGTGATTGCCCAGTCGCAGATGGAGGCGGCATCGGCGGCACCTGAACTCTACAACATGCACGAGGTCCATCGTCGGTATCTGGAGGCGTTGGGGGCCAAGGACATCGACTCTGTGATGCGTGCAAGGCCGCACGACAGTGACGATCCGGTTGATCCTGCGCAGGAGAACATCAACTCGCTGGATCAGTTGGACCTCAAGGCATTCAAGGGGCAGGATCATGAGGCGCACATCATGGCGCACATGGTCTTTGGCATGAGTCCTCTGGTGGCCCAAGCGCCTTCGGTGGCGATGGCGCTTCAGAAGCACATCATGGAGCACGCCCGCCTGCAAGCCGAGGAGGAAGCCGAAATCGTGTTCCAGCAGATGGGACGCGAGGTCTCCGAGGTTGACCAGGCGCGGGTGGTGGCTCACCTGGTGGCCCAGAACATGGTCAAGCTGCGCGAGCTTAACGGTCAGTTAAGCGGCGAGGGCGAACAGGCACCCGACCCGGTGGTGTTGCTCAAGGAGCAGGAGCTTCAGCAGAGGGCGGCCAAGGATGCTGCCGACCAGGACATTCGCCGCCAGCAGGTGGCGCTGGATGCTGCCGACAAGGAGGAGCGGATCAGGGTGGCGAGGGAGCGCATTCAATCGCAGGAAGAAATCGTGGCAGCGCGGATCGCGGCTGCTAGGGAACGGGACGCAGTAAGGAGTATGCAGCGATGAAAAAGTATGGTGGAAAAGGCAAGAAGGGGATGGCCATGGGCGGCCCCGTGATGAAGTATGCCGAGGGCGGTCCGGTGATGATGAAGACGCCTGACACGGCCAAGGGCAAGATGTCTTCCGGCAAGGCCCGTGGCATGGGTGCTGCAAGTCGTGGTGGGAAGTATACGTCTTGCTGACAATGACGGATGCAACGCTGCGGCTTTTGCGGCAGCGCAAGGCGCATATTACGGAGGTAATTGCCTCCGGTGCGAAGTCCTGGGAGGCGTATCAACGTCTTTTGGGCGAATTGGACGCCCTTAATTGGGTGGAACAGGAACTCTTGAGCCTGCGAAAGCAACAGGAGCTTGAAAATGACTGATGAAACGACCAGTGCTGTTCCAAGCACGGCAGATGCTATGGCCTCTGCTTATATTCCGCCCGAAGAACGGGTGCTTGACCCTTCGCTTTTGGACAAGAAACTCATCGAACGGATGCCGCAGCCGACCGGTTGGAGGTTGCTGGTCATGCCCTACAAGGGCAAGGCGGTGTCTGATGGGGGCATCTTGCTTGTCAATCAGACCATCGAACAGAACACCATCACTTCGACTTGCGCCTATGTGCTGAAGGTCGGCCCTTTGGCGTACAAGGACCAGAAGAAGTTTCCTGACGGTCCTTGGTGCAAGGAGGGCGAGTGGGTGGTGTTTCCCCGCTACGCAGGTTCGCGTTTCCGTATTGACGGTGGCGAGGTGCGCATCATCAACGATGATGAGGTGTTGGGGACGATTAGCGATCCTGATGACATTCTGAGCGTATGAGGGAGCGAACCATGAGCGAAGAAAACTTTGACGAAAACGAAAACGAAATTGAGGTAGAGGTTGCAGAAGAACCTGAACCTTCTCCGCCTCCCCGAAGCCTTAGCCTGAAACCTCAAGAAGAAAAAGAGGAAGAAACTTCAGAAAAAGGTAAAAAGGATGAGAAAAACGAGGACTCAGACGATCTTGAGCAGTATTCTGAGTCTGTCAAAAAGCGCATTGCTGCGCTGACTCGCAAGTATCGGGAGGCCGAGCGTCAGCGAGATGCGGCGGCAGAGTACGCCAGAAGCGTGCAGGCCGAACGAGACCAGTACCGCCAGCGGATGGAGGCACTGGACAAAGGGTACGTCGGGGAGTACGAGAACCGCGTCAAGACGCAGATTGCCAGCGCACAATCGGAACTCAAGCAGGCGATGGATCGTCACGACACCCAGAAGGTGGTGGATTCCCAGCAGAGGCTGGCGGAACTGACCTACGAGCAGCAGCGGATCAAGGCGGCGAAAGCGCGTCAGCCGCAGCCGGTCCAGCAGGCGCCAGCGCAACAGCCGGTCCAGCAGGCGGTCCAGCCGCCGGTTCAACGAGCAGCGCCTGATCCGCGTGCCCAGCAGTGGGCCGAGCGCAATGACTGGTTTGGCAAGGATCGGGTATTGACTCAGACGGCGATGGGGGTTCATTCTCAACTGGTTGAAGAAGAAGGATTTGACCCTTCTTCCGATGAGTATTACACTGAGCTTGACAAACGGATGAAAAAGTATACTCAACCGACAGCAACACCGCGTGAACGTCCGGCGCAGACCGTAGCGGGGGTTTCTCGTTCTACGGGCAACACAGGGCGCAAGGTTCGCTTGACGGCAAGTCAGGCGGAAATGGCAAAGAAGCTAGGCGTGCCGCTTGAGCAGTACGCCAAGTATGTCAAACAGTAAGGAGTGGCGGCAATGAGCGATTGGCTGGAAGCAGAAGACAACGTGATTGACCGTCAGCCCCGAGCTGCGAACACACGGGAAAAGCAAGCCCGCAAACTGGAGTGGAAACCGCCTTCGTCCCTTGATGCACCCCCCGCGCCTCCGGGGTATCGACATCGTTGGATTCGTGAGGAAATCGCCGGACAGCTTGATGCCAAGAATGTTTCGGCGCGGCTCAGGGAAGGATTTGAGTTGGTTCGTGCCGACGAGTATCCCGACTTTGAAGCCCCTGTTGTGGATCAGGGCAGGTATGAAGGAGTGGTTGGCGTAGGTGGCCTGTTGCTGGCCCGTATCCCTGAAGAACTCATCAAGCAGCGAGAAGAGTATTATCAGGAGCGGATCAGTGATCAGTTGA